ACCAAAGCCCTTTGTGATAACATTATGTTTGTGTGTGTCATTAGCCACCGCTAAGTTATCAGTGTGTGTGTGGTCAATCATGGTATGGCTACCACCAGTATCTCCTACATCCCTCGTCCCGCTGCTATCTGCATCCGCATGGATAACGAATCTATCAGTTAGGTTAGGTGTACCATTATTGCCATCACAGATAACCCAACCACTAGGTATCGTAGCGATACTGTCTGACCATAGGATAATCTCACCGACTATCCTCGACACCACATTGATAACCCCCTTAGAGGTCAACTGAATCTCGTTATCGTCCTCATCAAGATAATGTAATTCAGCTTTATTATCAACATCCTTGCTATAGATAAAACCTTTATCAGCAACTGCTGTAGGTTTCGATATAGGCGCATGTAGGGTGATTTTCAAATGCTCCCCATGCTCAGCATCGGTGCCAGCTATATCAAAATAATGATCAAGGGCGACCCTCTCCCTAATAGCATCTTTAAACCCCCTAATGTCACTAGCCCCAACAGAAGCCTCGTCGTTATCCGCAGGGGTTGCATCAAAGGGAGCGTCCCAAGTAATTGAATGTGCCATTAGTAATAACCTCCACTTTGTGGGTAGTAGGCCGGGATACCAGTGAATGGATTCAACCAGTAATCCCTAACTCTCTGTTGTCCTGAACCGATAGGTGACTCAAAGTCTGAAAACTTCTTATCCTCTTTAACAGCCTTACCCATTAAATTAGTAGCTATTGCAAACCAACTATTTGCTTTTTCCTTCTCTCCAAGGCCATGAAAGGCCCAAGCCATCGCAAGAGCAATAAGGATATCATCCTTCTCTTCCAACTCAGAAACAACATCTGAATCGGCGTCAAAGGCTGTGACATACTTAGCCCTCCTTATCTTATATGAATACGCAGCATCCGGGATTCTATACATTTCCAAAACATTCTTATAGAAAGTATAATGCGTAGGCCTAGCCGTAGTTAAAGATGAGGTTAATGGAACTTGCTGGTCCCATTTCCTCAACGGTATATAAATCAGTTTTCTACTCAAAGTGCCATCAAGTAACCGAAAGGAATATATATCCCTCGTCCTCGTTTGTAAATCGATAGTACCGGTGTCTGCCACAGTCGAACCAGAAACAGTCTCCTTCATTTCCATAAAGGTATGGTTACGACAAATCTGTACCCTTGCGAAGTTGAGGAAATTAACCAACCTATCATCCAAGTCGGTTCTACTAGCAAGATTCCCTCTAAGCTCTGTCTCCAGTTGCGACCGTGTCAAATCACCCATTTTTCTTACCTCAATCCAACTGCGATAAAACTAAATTCACCAACATCGGTACTATTCGCAACTTCAGTACCGGCGGCAGACGCGGTGGTTTCACCATACGCCATACCAACTACATCGTCAGTTGCGCCAACTCCTGCGGTTGATGTAGGTGAGACAAATGCCAACCTTTCGTAGGTAGCAGCTGCATCCTCATCGAAGTAAAGAGCAACACCAACAGAGGCGGCAGAAGCATCGGCCTTAATGCGTAGCATATTACCGTCAGAGAGCATTACAAGGGCGTCATGTGCTATAGCCGCCATCAACCTCTCATCAGCATTAGCGCCGTCCTCATCAAAATAAATCTGTACGCCTCCAGAAGCAGCAGAGTTGTCATCCTGAATCAGGAAGGTAGCACCACCATTAGCTATCGTGCCGGAGCCATCAGTGCTGGTAGGCGATACAAACTCTAAGTGTCCAGTGAAGGAGCCCTGCTCGTGTGCCTCGTCAATATGCGCGTAGACCACTACATGGGTACCAGCTACAGAGTCATCATCCTCTATGTTCAGAGGAGAAGCGTTCTTACTAGTCGTGGAGGTTGTTGCATAAAAAGCGTGGAAAGCTTCATCGGTAGGATCCCATCTGATAAGGTAACCATTGTCGGAAAGGCCATTTGCTATGACCTGATTGATAGTCCCAAAGAGGCCGGTTATCTCGGTGACCTCAGCGGCAGTTTGGTGATATAAGGTTAAGTCGGCAGAGCCAGTTATCATCCCCAGGTCTCTGGAAATCCTCTGATTCCTGGGCATATCAAGTGTTACGTCGATTGTGTAAGCCATTTTTATTCTCCCGTTTTCCCACCCTCGACAGGTGGTGTCGTTTTTGGCGTCATCATATCCCGCAACTCCTCCGGTGTTTTATCATGATAGGTAACAGCCTCGCTGTAAAGGGATGGACCAGGGTCCTCATACCCTTCATACATCAACGCGTCTCTCCAGGTGGGATCACCTATTTGATAGGCATATTCAATCCAAAGAGAGAAGACTCTAGCCTGAGCTAGGTCGGTTGTTACATATTGTGACGCATCCGTTGGCGCAAAGATATTATTCAATTTGTCCTCTAAATCTAATTGGTGACTAGTACACTGCCACTCATTAGACTTAGGAAACTTTTTCTCATACTCCGTACAGGCCCTTTTAAGGATAACCTCAGCATCAGGAAACTCCTTCATAACCGCTTCCTTAGCTATCCCATGATAAAGTTGACCTTGCTCTAGGGTATCCCCGTAGATAAATCCATCATATCGTGCCTTTGTGTAATTCCTAACATCACAGCCGCATTTTGATGGCAGTTGAAGTTTAATCATTAAATCCCGAAGTTTAAAAAGATCAAGCACCGTCTGCTTCTGTGGGTCCTTATTGGTGTAGATAACAGTTTTCCAACAACTCATACAGGCTGAATGGATGAAACCAAGATTATCGAAGTAAACATCGTGCCAGAGAAGGCAATCTCTATTCAAACCATGTTTGACGAAAAACCAAGGGGCAGCGATACCACCAGGCAGCACCCTAACTCTCATTTTATTCCCAGCAGTTGGCTCAATCCCTTTGTTACTAACCAACTTATTTACCAACGCAATGATGGAGGGCATTTCATTCCAAAAATCATTGTACATTAATGTGCCTACCCTACCACTACCCGCTTTAACTTTCTTCAAAAACTTTTTATCGTTGATATCCAGTGACATAATTAACCTCGCAAACTATGAAAGTAAAGGGGGGCCGTAACCCCCATAATTAATGATTACACACCACCTGTAGGGTGCATTAACATAACGGAACAGGTGTTGGATGAAGCAGCAACAGTGACTGAGAGTCCAACCACTGTGTCATTACCACTATCGGACGTACTCAAACGACCCGCTGTTGATTTGCTAGTAAAGACCTGAGCGTTGGTAGCCGCAGTCGATCCACAAAGAACCGCAGAAGCTGGCCCTCTAACCTGAAACCAACCATACTTACTGGCGACAACCGCAGCCTGTGCGATACCAATTCTATCACCATAGATTATACTAGTGCCGGATGGCAAAAGAGTCGTGGCATAACTTTCATTAAATTGAACGACCGAACCAGCAGCGACAGACGCTACACCGAGAAGGAACATATACTCCTTATCCCCTTCTCTCCGAACAGTGCCTATACTGTCTTTATCAGTAGTCGCTACATCTGTTAACTTCGTTGCAAAAATACGTTTCATTCCACTTGGCATTTTATTACCTCCTTAAGGTAAGCCTCGCAGGAGAGTGTTCAATAATTGATCGCTCTCCTACTATTTTTTCAAGTAGACCGGTGACTATCGCCAGTCTTACGGTGTATCTATACCATACAGAATACCCTGTGTCAGTGATCGTGTTACTATAAACTGACAAGCGAGGATGATCTGAGCCGCCCTATCGTTGACCTGATCGGGGATAGCCTTCCACTCCGTCATATCAAAGTTCATCATAGGATCGAAGACGAAATACAAAAAGTTTGTATTCAGAAAATACATCCTGGTAGATGCACAAGCAGGGCTCCAAACCAATGGAATCCCTTTAAACTGAATGTTCTCAAAACCAGCATCGCCAAGCTTCTTATTGACGATTACCTTCTGCTCCATTGTCTCATCCTCATAGAACTCATAAGGAGTTTGAGCAGTCATGATGATATCAGGAGAGTCCATAACGCGGCTCTTCCGACAGTCATTTAACATCGTTCTCATTTTTGAAAGACCAAAGACAGAAAAGGAAAGGCCAGTCATCGTCTGAGTTTTATTTTTGAACCATGTATAGGTAGATCGATCAATTCCACCAACAGTGTTATCGGCACCTTCATCAACAAGGTCCTGTAAACCATTCATAGAGTCGCCACTCTGTAAGCCAAACAACTGTGTCTCAAGGGTGTCAATCATGGAGTTATCGGTGTTATTCATAGTAGCGTTCATCAACTTAATGATAGCTGCCTTCCCACGATTCTGCTGATCGTCAACCCCAAAGCGAACGATGGAGCCTGTCAAGTAAGCCCAGTCCCATTTACTCTCAGTTAGGAATTGATAGTCGTTCAAGGTAACAGTTCCACCTCTACCGATCCACTCAACATTATCATTTTTGGCGTATTCCAGAGGCTCCATAATAAATCGATGGCCCTCTTCTGTTCGGAATTTACCTTTATCTTTCAGCCAAAACCAAAAAGGCGTGGCGGTAAAGATGTTGTCATGTACGCTACCTTTACGCAGCTCCCATGTGGTTGTATATAGATTATCCAGATTTTCAGTTAACTGAATGGCCATTTTTTACCTCCTTATTATTCATCACCGAACACTTGGGCCCAAGCAGATTCAGCCGCTTGACCAGCATCCATTTTTTTTGACTCACCATCACTGCCACTACCGCCGCCAGGATGCAGACCACCAAAACCTTTCTTTTTCTTCTCTTTGTCTTTATCCTTATCATCCTCAGGGGCATACTTCTTATCCATCTCCTTTGCCTTGTCTGGATTTTCACCTTTAGCCAACATATATAATCTCTGAACAGAAGCGTTTGGCATTTCCTTATGCAGCGCAAGAATCTCCTGGTTCCACTCCCCCAGGTCTTTAGCGCCTTTAGCCAGTTCTTTAACCTGACTAGCCACATTAGTATCGTTCTGTGTTTTTTCGAGATTACCTAATTTAGCTAAAATATCCTTACTAGATGCGCCGGTCTTCTCATCAATTACCTGAGCTACAATGCCTAAAAAACCAGCCCTATCCATCTTTTCCAAATCTGGCAAATCGTCGAGTACGCTTTTTTTCTCCTCTTCCTCCTCTATAGCGGGAGCCTTCAAGGATTTAATTTCGTTACCCAATGCTGCAATAGCCTCGCCATAACCGCCTAACGTCTCAGTGATCTTGGCTAGAACTTCGCCAGTTTTATCACCGCCTTTATCATCATCTTTAGCATCATCGTCCTTATCATCGTCCTCACCGTCGCAGAGAGACATAGGCCCTACATAATAGAAACTCTCCTCTTCAAGAATCTCACTAGGGTCATTGATATTCCAACTAACTTTGCTGTAAATTTTTCTTCCGTTTTGCATTAGAATCCTCGCGCTAATTTAATTGTTTTAACTAACTTCGTCCTAGCAGCAACCTTAACAGCCTTGTCTTCCACCACCTTTCTCTCGGCGACTTTCTCAGGCTCCCTTGCCTCCCTAAGACATTTTTTAATTTCAATGTTTCGTTGCCTACTTAGTTCCCTTGCGAACCTTGCTCTAAATCGACCATTCATCTTTGCATAGTTGACCAACCTAAAGGTTGTAAATACACCTTTGTAAGGATCAAACACCGCATGAATTTCGATCTTCTCAATTTTTTTCTTTGGCATAGTTAGACTCCTAAATAACCGTCATCGTATTTAGCGTAGCAGCCGTTCTTTTTACAAGCCTCCCTCAACTGCCCCCTTGAATTAATCTCTAAAGGCTCAGGGCCGATATGCTCCCATAAACCTCCTGGAAATACAATAGTTTTATTCTTTCCTATGCCAGGAACAATCCGTGTCTCCCCTCCACACGCCTTACAAAGCATTAAACCTCTATCGGCTATGGAGGAAAAGTCTTCAAATTGCTCATCGCATCTAGTACAATTATACACATATAATGGCATATTGTCAATCCTTATTTTGTAGGCCCATCAATCCCAAGCCTCTGTCCTTGTTGCATAACCTGGCCAAGTTGCCCAACATTTAAGGGGGAGGAAGGAGAAGCGCCTGCATCTTGCGGCAGCCCCCTCATTAGATCGTCGTAGTCCACCCCATGTAACTCCCTCAAAAGGTACTGTGTCAATTTGATTGGATCAATCAAGGGATTCTCCTTCAAAATATTATATACACTTACTGCTTTCGCCTCCCTAGCACCCCTCGTCGCAGGTGCGGTTGTATCAGGGTCAACCTTAATTTCATAGCTACCCTGAGATAACATTTCTCCGGTAAATTCAACCCACAAGGGAACGCCCCCAGGACCGGAGATATCTATAACTTCCTTCTCACTCCAATGATTAAAGATAACGCGGTGGATAGAACTATAAACATTAGTAATCATATCGGCTAAAATGTCCCTCCTCTCATCAACTCTAATCTCGGAGGATAACTGAACAATCTGAGCCTCTGTTGCAGTCGAACCACTCTTTGCGTTGAACTCGCCAAATTGGTTACGAGAAAAACCTATCTGTTCTCTAACATCATTCTTTACTAATTCACCGGAGGTGTATAGATCATTAGGCACAGCGCCTGCTTGCATAGGCTTAACTGCATTAATGTCATTGACCCATATGGTTGAACCAACCCCCTCATCGGTCATTTTAGCCACTTCTTCCTGACTCACACCACCAGTCTGTGCGAGGATCTTAATCAAACTCAATCGCCTATGCTTCATAGATTGTGTCCGAATCTCATTAATCTCCAACTGCTGTGGTTCAAGAATAACTGAGTCAGGCACCCCCCAAAACACCTCATCGTCTTCATTAAAGACGGCATTGTAGATAGGAATATCGCCGTACCTCTGAAACTCATCATCCTCCACAAACAAAGGTTTATCCAGTCCCTCGGCAAATACAATAACCCTACCGTATTGCCTATCTCTAACTTCGTAAAGGACAACCTGCTCCTGGATTTGACCCAATCTATCCGCAGTAGATGACACCCTGGTTGGCGTCAAGTCACTGGTGTTTTTAAATCTAGGATCAGCCTTAACATCATCGTAATTCCTATGAACTTCATGTGCCACCCAGGGACAGTTATTATATTCAGAGGTCATATTCGGCACAATTATCTGCCCTGTTGGTATACGCATAAACCAAGGCATATTATCCATAACCGTCTTGTTGTACTCAACCAACCTATTACCTCTAACAACAGGCGCATCAACAGCCTCACCATCGGTTGTGGGTGTAGGGGTGTACTGCGCACCAAAGCCAACCTTACCAAAGCCAGTGCCAAACATAAAGGTATCCTGGACTATCTTTTTAATCTGCCTCTTTAGCCCCATCTGTCTAGCGAGTTTATTATCCACTCTCTCTAGGATTTTGGCGAAAGCGGCATTGAGGGGGCCAGGCTTACCTGGGACGATAGAGATACCAGGGTTTCTAAAGTAAACCTTAGGGACGACAGTTCTAACCATTGTAAAGAACATATTGAGAGGCATTATACCTGCACACCAATTACCTCTATAGTAACTTCTCCACACTGGCCATCTAATCTCTTTGGCATATTTTTTCCTAAACCTCTTGCCTAGCTCAATTTGAGATAGCCAATAGTCAAGGTTTACCTTCTTTGTATTACTTCCCATTATAGCCACCCCATCTCCTTGAGTTCAGCGATATCCTCCAATGTATTTGACGATATAGGTTCCCCTACAAATTTCCCAAACACATCAATATTTTCCAGCGTTCTTGTAACTCTCCTTTCACACTCTCTAATACTTCTACCTCTCGCTGTAGCCCTAAGAATTAACTCCTCGCCACTAGTTAAGTAACCGTCGCCTTGCTTGTAACAACCGTATAATAAAAGATGCTTTTCATTATTTCTGTTTATCCCTAGGATAGGAGAACTATGTACTTTGCTCCTGGAACTAAGATCAACAGAGATAAGGTAATCATCTGTAAAGGCTATATTTGGCTTTCTCCCTTTACATGCATCATGCAACAGCATACCAAAGTCAGTCTTCAACCCCTCTGGGAATAGATCATAGCAGGAGGATAAACCAACATCGATACCTGTATAGTACAACTTATCATGAGCTACGCATTTAATGGCGACAGGGCCAAAGTACTTGGCGTTCTTCAATGCCTTCAATAACTTCTCATTAAGTTTTAACTCTTTACTTTTAACTCCAACACAACCACCCTTACCAGGGAGAACTACATAGCTATCACCAACCGCAGTAAAGCCATTGAACCATTGAACTAAGGTAAATTTAATACCCGGCTGCATCAACTGTACTGTGAAGGAATCATCGACAGTTTTTAAGAGCCAATTAATTATTTCATATTTCTCGACGGAGATTGTCTTACCGTGGGCCCTGACTATAACATTTTCTTTGGGGCGAGA